CAACGACTTACCTTTCCCAGCCGGCGTCGCTGACCATCGCCGGCGTCCAGCTTGCAGACCAGTGCTCAGCAGTCACGCTGACCCTTGGCCAGAACCCGCTGACCAGCACCGCCTTCGGAGACACCGGGGAGCGCATGGTTGGTGGCTTGCAGACCGTTGAGGGCACTATCACCCTCTACGTCGACTACGGCAACAACAGCGTTGAGAACACCGTTGCTGGCGAGATTGGCGCTGGCGACACCGAAATCGTGGTGCGGAAGGATGCTGGAGCTCCCGGTGCGTCCAATCCTGAGTGGACGATCAGCAACACCATGATTGCCAACTACCCGATCACCTACACCGTGGGTGAGCTGCAGGTCATGGAGGTGGCGTTCTCGGGTGGCAGTTTTGTCCGCGACGTGACCTGATCAACAACTAGGGGGAACAGATGGCAGAGCAGACAGCAGTAAACGGGAACATTGCCTTCACGACCGATGCGGGTTCCTATGTGGTGGACATTGCTTCGATTAAGAACACCGTGGCGTTCGAACGCCATTTCAACGTGTCGGCCCAGGTGCTGCAGATGGCGCCCCGGCTGGAATACATCGCTTTTCTGGCATGGACCGCCGGCAGATCAGCTGGGCTGCCTGTGGCCGACACGTTCGACGGGTTCTTGGACGAAGTGCGGGACCTTGAGGTCATCGACACCGATGAGAAGGCAGATGCAAACCCTACGGACGGGGGACAGTAAGCCGGGCGCTTGCCGTAGTCCTGGCGCAAACCGGCTTCTGGCCCCCTGACGTAACCTTCACCATGAAAGACCTGAACACGGTCTTGGAAGTCCTGAGAGAAAGCAGCCGCTGATGCCAGCGACCATCAAGACAGAAGTGGTGGGGGTCAAGGACACGATCAAGGCGCTGCGACAGGTTGATCCCGAGTTCCGCAAGGAGTTCAACCGGGCAGCCAAGGCTGTGGTTGCTCCGATGGTGGCTGAGGCCAAGGGCTTGTATCCCCAGCTGCCGCTGTCGGGGATGCGCCGGGCATGGACTCCAAAGGCATTCAGCATCTTCCCCTGGCAGGTTGGGAAGGTCCGTAGCGGGGTCAAGGTCAAGACCTCGACGCGCCGGGATAAGAACTCCGTCTTGTATGTATCGCAGGGGACGCCGGCGGCTGTGGTTTTTGAAACCGTGAGCGATTCAAAGCCGCTTGGCACCAACATCAGGGCTAGGCACTCCAAAGTGCTGTGGCCCACGGCTGAAAAGCACGCGCCCAAGATCGCCCAAGGCATTGATGAGATTGTCCGTCAGGCCGAAAAGACCGTGCAGGGGATGGTGGGCTAGTGGCGATCACCATTCCCATCCTGACCGACTTCGACGGTCGAGGGCTCGACCGGGGCATTAAGCAATTCGAACGGCTTGATGGCGTGGGCGCCAAGGCTGGGTTTGCCATCAAGAAGGCTGCAGTGCCCGCCGGCATCGCACTTGCCGCGCTTGGCGCAGCAGCCTTCGACGCGACGAAGGCCGCTATTCAGGATCAGGCAGCCCAGGAGCAGCTGGCGCGCACGCTGGCGACCTCAACGAAGGCCACTAACACTCAGGTCAAGGCCGTTGAGGACTTCATCACCCAGACTTCGCAGGCCGCCGCCGTTTCTGATGATGAGCTCCGGCCAGCGCTTGCGACGTTGGCCCGGGGTACTGGCGATCTGGAAAAGGCCCAGCAGGGGCTTGGCCTTGCCCTCGACGTGGCCGCCGGCACCGGGAAGCCTCTTGCCCAAGTTTCAGAGGCTTTGAGTAAGGCCTATGCCGGAAACCTCAGGGGCTTGAACGCTCTTGATCCGCGCATGAAAGAGCTCATCAAGAACGGCGCGACGGCTGAGGAAGCCATTGCCGTACTCAGTAAGACCTTCAAGGGCGACGCAGCTGCGTCTGCAGACACCGCTGCCGGGCGCTTCAAGGGTCTGGGGATCGCCCTGGACGAAACCAAGGAGAGCGTGGGAGCTGCGCTCTTGCCGGCGGTTGAGAAGATCCTGCCGGTGCTGCAGAAGTTTGCGAAGTGGGCTCAGGAGAACCCCAACGTGTTCCTCGCCATCGCCGCAGCCATTGGCGTGGTCGCCGCCGGCATCATCGGACTGAACGTGGCCATGATGATCCTTTCCGCAAACCCGGTTGCGCTGATCATCGGAGCAATCGTGGTTGCCGTGGCCGGTCTGACCATCGGCCTGATTGCGCTGTACAAGAAGTCAGAAACGTTCCGCGACATCGTGACCGGCGCATGGGAAGCGGTGCAGAAGGCCGTCAAGGTCGTCGTGGACTATCTCAGGGGGCCGGCGGAAGCCGCGTTTACGATCATCAAGGGCGTGATCGACACCATCAGCGCACTGATCAAGGGCGACTTCAGCGGCGCATGGGATGGGCTCAAGACGGTCGTTGGTGGCGTCCTTGACGGTATCCAAAACTCGCTTGTGGCTTTCCCGCTCAAGATCGCCACCGCCGCGCTGGACATCGGCAAGGCAATCGTCAGCGGCATTGCTGATGGCGTCGTGGGGCTTGCCACGAAGGTCTGGGACGTAATTAAGGGGATGCCAACCGCACTCCTGACGCTCGCCAACGCCTGGGTGGAGGGGCTGGGCACCATCGGCGGCGCCGTCATTCAGTGGATCAAGAACGGCGTGACGGGATTGGCCGGCGCTATCTGGGACAAAATCAGCGGGTTTGCAAGCGCCTTGAAAACGCTGGTTTCCGAAAACGTCAGCGATACGCTGTCAGGAATCGGCGACTTCATCATCGACAAGATCGTGTCAGGCGCTAAGGCCGTTGCCAGTGGTCTGGTGACTGCGCTGAAGTCAATTATCAACGGCGCGATCAAGGTCGTAAATGCTGCCATTCGTGGGCTCAACGGGGCATCGAGCGTCATCAACGCGATCATCCCTGGGGGCGACCCGGTAGGAAGGATTCCCGAGATTCCTAGGCTGGCGAAGGGCGGAATCGTCACGCAGCCCACGTTGGCCTTGATTGGTGAGGCCGGGCCAGAAGCGGTCGTCCCGCTCAACGGGTCGCGGGAGTTCGGCAACATCACCATCAACATTGAAGCCGGGCTTGTGTCCACGCCCGACCAGGTGGGACAGCAGATCATTGAGGCCATTCAGAGGGCGCAGCGGCGCTCGGGGCCGGCGTTCGCAGCGGCATGAGCGTGCCGACCATTCAAGTCCTCGTTGGCTTTGAGCAGACGACGGGCTTTGCGACACCGTTTCAGCTTGACAGCGCGACCTTCGGCCTACTGAACACCGGCACCCTTGGCGGGATCCAGATGCTCGACGTGACCACCATGGTCAAGAGCATCACGATCAACCGTGGGCGCAACCGCGACACCGAGCAGTTCAACGCCGGCACCGCATCGCTGACTTTCTACGACCCCGCACGCGATCTGGACCCGCTGAACGAGGATTCCCCTTACTACCCCTACATCGGCCCGCGCCAGCCAGTCGAGGTCTACGCAGATGGCCTGCCGATCTACGCGGGCACCATCACTGACTGGGATCTGGACTATGACTTTGTAGAAGCCGGAAACGTGATGACGGCCCAGTGTGCCGACAATTTCACCATTCTGGCCAACATGACCTTTGCGGCTTGGGCGCCCGTCGAGCAGAAGTCTGGCGCAAGGGTTACGGCATCGCTGGGCCGTCCTGAAATCGGATACCAGGGCGGCACGTTTCTCGACACCGGGGCCAGCACCCTCGGCGGCACTCCCGGCGGCGGCGGCGCGTATGACGTGCCAGAGGGCACGAACGTGCTGAGTTACCTTCAGCGAGTTTCGGCGTCTGAGGGCGGCTTTCTATTCATGAACCATGCCAACGTGCTCACGTTCGTGGACCGGACGCGCAACCTCAATCCGGCATCCCTGGCCTCATTCACAGATGACGGGACCGGGATCCCGTACCAGTCGCTAACCAATCAGTTCGGGGACGAGCTGCTTTTCAACAGCATTCAGATGCAGTCTCCCGCCGGCAACGTCCAGACGGCTTCTGATTCCACCAGCGTCGCTCGCTACCAGGCGTCGCAGTATTCAAAGCTCGATTTGCTGAACCACACCACCAGCGAAGTGCTTGACCTTGCCCAGGCGTTCCTCGCAATTCACAAGGACCCTGTTCTTCGCTTTACCGGCGTCGACTTGCAGCTGGCGGCGCTTGACTCAGCAGACCAGACAAGCGTTCTGAGCCTTGACCTGATTGATGTCGTAACCGTTCAAAAGTCTTTCAGCGTGGGCACCCCTGCAAGCGTCAGCGAGCCGCAGATTGTCAGTGGCATTTCTCACACCATTCGCCCAGGGGACCACCGCGTTAGGCTTACCTTCGAACATCTTGATTCCCGCGCATACCTGACGCTGGACAATGACCCCCTTGGCAAACTCGACGAAAATGCTTTGGCCTTCTAAGGAGTAATTCATGGCTTGGTCAGATACCGGAGACTTCACCAGCGGGCAGATTCTTACGGCTGCCGCAATGGACAAGGTGCGCGAAGCCATGTTCTTCGGGCAGGCCACGTTCACGAATGAGGCTGCGCGTGACACGGCTTTCGCCAATCCCGGCGCGTTGGCTCCAATTACTTTGCAAGAGGGGATGCGCGCATACCTGACCGCCCCAACGGTGCCAGCAGCTGCCGGTGACACGACTTCATTGCCGTCTGGCATCACGACCGTCTACAACGGCAGCGCATGGGTATGCATTACTCCGGTTGCTTCGCGCACCGATGCGACTGGCACAACCACCAGCGGCACATACACCGCAACACTAAGCGGTTCGCCTGGGACGAACCCATCTGTCACCTTGGCGACGGGCACAAGCGCGCTCATTACTTTCACAGTGCAAACTCAAGCTTCCGGTGGGTTTGCAGGTTCGTCGGTTGCAGTGTCAGGCGCCACAACGCTTTCTGCCAGCGATAACTACATCCTTGTTAGTGAAGTGACGACATCAATCACACTTAGCAGAACTTTCGTTCTTGGCGGTTTGACTGCTGGGACTAATACATTCACGTTGCAGTATCGAACGGCAGGCACGGCCACCTACAGCCGTAGAAACCTTGTGGTGCAAGGCATCGCATGAGCCCCGAAGACACGCACACCATCCGGGCCGACATCCGTGAGCTCAGGGACGAGCTCTCTAAGGTCGTGGACTTGCAGCGGGAAACCAACCGCCGCTTGGGGAAGCTCGAGGGGCGCGTGTTCGACCTTGAAATCTGGCGGGCCCGGCTGCAGGGCGCAGCGGCTACCAGCCGCGTCGTGTGGCTTTTGGCCGGCGGCGCAATCACCGGCATTGTCGTCGGCATCGTGAACAACACCTAGGGGGGACCGTGATCAGTAACGGCCAATACACGCTTCGCAAGGCGTCGCACTACCTCGGCGCAATGGAGGGACCGCCTAACCGGAGCGGCGACCCGATTGTCAACGAGTGCCAGGCACCGTGGGGTTGGCCCGATGGCGGGCAGCCCTGGTGTGCAATGTTCGTTGCGTTCTGCGTAGCTCAGAGCGAAGCTGATGCCAAGTACCGCAACGCTGCAAAGACGATCATGAGCCCATCGACCGCCGTGATGGTGAGCAAGGCCCGGGCCAAGGGGTGGTACGGATCGTTCAGCAAGAACACCAAGCCCGGGGACTTTTTCATCATCGACGGCCTGCACGTTGGGTTTGTCAACGCACTGAACAAGGACGGCACGTTTCAGACGATCGAGGGCAACGCCAGCAACGGCGTTCGCAGCCTCACGCGCAGCTGGGGCGACGGCTGGAAGGTCATCAGCGTCCCCGGGGTGGGCACCCCTGGCGCAGCGGCGGTAGTCGACGGCTACGGCTTCGACGACACGCGGGTCAAGATCTACGGCGGCTGGCCGACGCCAGAGGCGCGTGACCAGCAGCTAAGGAAATTCGCCCAGGCGAACCCCGACTACTGGACTCAGGCGATCCGCATTCAGGCCAACAGCCGCTTCGCATTTCGCGCCGGCCCCGACGGGACGTGGGATCGCTGGACGTTCGGCCCGTGGCTGCACAAGACTGGCAAGCAGACGCGGGATGAGCAGATAAAGGCATGGCAGGACAAGCACAAGGACGCCACGGCACGACCGTGGAAAAAGACCTACAAGGAGTCATGAGCATGGCGCCCGAGATTGTCCCGCCCTCTACTGTCGTGATAGAGCCCCCGCCGGCAGAGCCCACGGATTACGACCCGAAGAAGGAGTCAGAGGAATGACGCCGAAGATCGGGCCAAGCACGATTGCCATGCTGACCGGCGCTGTGCTGGTCATGGTGGCTTTTATCGACACATGGGCTGAGGGGAGCCCGAACCTCTGGCTTGCCGCAATCTCGGCGGGCCTCACTGCCACGCTGGGGGTGCTTCGCACTTGGCAGGCTGTTGCAAGCGAAAAGGGAGATAAGCAGTGATCCGCACCGCCACGGCTGCAGCATTGGCCGCACTCGGAATGGCAGCCTTACCTGCCGCCGGCACAACCACACCGTGCCAGGCGCACACCGGCAAAGCCAAGGCTGCATGCATTCAGCAGTACAAGAGGAACCAGCAGGACTGGCCCGCGAAGCCAAAGGAATGGGAGATTCAGCGCCGGATTGGAATGGTGCAGTGGCGCAAGGCCGAGCGCGTGGCGCAGTGCGAAACCGCCGGCAATTGGCAGCACTACCCGCATGGCCGTTACATAGGCGGGATGGGCATGTTTCGCTCGACGTATGGAATCGGCCAAGCAGTCACCGGCTATCGCTGGGTACACCAGGGCGCAACGAAGGCAGAGCAGATCGCCGTTGCCTATGTCGTCGCGCAACGGTTCGGTTGGTCGGCATGGGGCTGTGGCTCCGCGTGAGTCTGTAGCCTCAACTCAACAGCGAAGGGAGATCGCTATGAATGACCCACATACAGAGAAGCCCGATCCCGGTGAGGAATGGGCGCTCGAGCTCCAGATGGAGCAGGACCGCGTAGACCGTGCCTTTGGCCGATCCATCGAAACGCTCTACGAGGAGTCCGACTGATGGAACGCTTGAGGCTGTGGACGTTCTACGTCCTTTTCGTCTTTGTCGTGGCGTGGTTCACATACACGCTTACAACCGTCTTCGCCGCATGGCTGGCGGGGACGATTCACTAGGGGGAACCAGTGGAGAGCATGAGCTTCGACGAGCTTGAGGGCATCCTCGATGAAGTCGCAGAACGCGCCAACCGCGAATGGCGTGAGGTAACCCGCAGGGCGATTGAGTTCCTCGCAGGCCGCGGGCAGGAGTTCACCGCAGATGACGTATGGGCGCTGATTGAGCCCATAGGCGTCACCACACATGAGCCCAACGCAATGGGCGCGATGTTCAACCACGCACGCCGGGACGGGCTGATCAAGTCCGATGGCGTCTACCGACCGAGCACCAGGCGCAACGCACACAGGCGCATGGTCCGAGTATGGAGGGCAGCAGCATGAGCGACGACACGCCGGCAGAAGTGGTGCGCCTGGTACCGCTGACCGATGATGAGCGCAGGCATGAGGCGCTACGCAGGTTGGCTGATGAATGGTGGGACCCGCCGGCCGAGCTCATCGACACGCTCCCAAAGGGCGGGGTCGATCTGCGCTACCTCAGCCACATCTGGGTGCGTAAGGCGTTTCAGGATGCCGACCCCGACTGGTGGTGGGAGCCCATGGGTTATGACGACCGTGGCCAGCCGGTGATAGTCACTGACAGTCAGGGGCAGCCGGTGGGACTGTGGATCTGGCTTCACCTGCTCGGCACGAAGATGCCCGGCTACGGCTCCGTTGAGCCCGGCAAGCGTGACGCGATTAAGGAGCTGATCGGGGACGCCCTGCGAAACGCTGGCATGCGCCTGGTGGGTGGCTCACTGTGGGTCAAGCAGAGCAAGAAGCCTCAGAAGCGATCTAAGGCCCCTCTCCCCTCTGCCATAGGTAAGACACCTGATCCGGTGGACAAGGCCCGACAAGCGGCTGAGAAGGCCGGAGAGGATGCGCCGCACTACGAATCCGTATTCGGCAAGGACTTCTACGACCGCATGGTCAGGGACCACGGCGAGGAAATCGTGAACGGTGCGCTCGCCACGTTCAAGGTCGCCAAGTTCAGCGAGCTGACGCCAGAGAAGTCCAAGGTGATTGAGGCGTCGCTTCTGTCCAGGGCGCGCATCGAGCGTGAGAACGCCGAGCGAGAGGCGCAGCTGGAAAAGGAGAAGGGGGGAACAGGTGGGGCAAAGTGAGGCGGCGTTTCAGTCTCAGGTGGTTCAGCTCGCGCACACCTTCGGTTGGCTCGTCCAGCACACGCGGCCGGCGAAACAGGGGGACAGGTGGCTCACGCCGATCACTGGCGACGTGGGCTTCCCCGATCTAGTGCTTGTCCACTACCGGCGCGGGGTGATCTTCGCGGAGCTCAAGACAGACACCGGGGCGCTGAGTGATCCTCAGTACCAGTGGGGGCGCACCCTCAAGGAAGCGGGGGCAGAGTGGCGGCTGTGGCGTCCCAAGGACATGGACGCAATCCAGAAGCGCCTGGGCGGTGGCAAGTGATCATCCACGGCCCGAAGGCCCCAGCCTCATTCACCGTCATTCCCAACAGGATCCTGCGGGACGATCACCTGAGCTACCGCGCACGCGGCCTGCTCGCGTACCTACTCAGCCAACCACCGGACTGGAAGATCAGCAGCCGCCGGCTCATGGTCGCTACGACCGAGGGCAGGGACGCGATACGCACAGCCCTGCGCGAGCTGATCCAAGTGGGGTACCTCGACCTGATCAGGACTCAGGATGACGCCGGCAGATGGAACAGCGAATACAGGGTGACCGATACGCCCTGGTACTTCGGCGCAGACCCTGTGGATAACTCGGTGCAGCCTGTGGATAACTCAGTGACCGGGGCCTGAAAAACCGACGCCGGTTTCCTAGGCCGTATTACTAAGGACTATAAGACTAAAGACTAAAAGAAGTAGGAGCATGGCCAAGACTCGCAAGGACCTAGCATCACGGGAGTACCGCGCAAAGCGGCAAAGGTTCCTCACAGAATGGGATGGCCCATGCTTCTGGTGCAAGAGGGCCAAGGCAGTAGAGCTTGACCATGTGGTTCCCGTTGCCGCCGGCATTGACCCCGCTGATGAGACCAACTGGGTAGGCGCGTGCAAGAAGTGCAACGCCAGGCGGGGGGCAGAGCATCTGGCAAAGATGAGAGCCGCCAAGGTCGCATCGAGGTCAAAAGCGCAGGAAATGTCCGTGGGTTTTTTTGAAACGGAATTGACGTTGAC